AGATACAGCAATTAGTCGTAACGATAACAGACCAAGATCTTTACCTACACAAGAAGTTGTAAAATTTTGGAAAGATGTTCAAAAGAATATTGGTAAATTCCAAGGTTTCTTTTCTCAGAACTTTATTATATTAGATAACAGTGAAGGTTCTGATGTTACAGATATATCAGGTGAAGGTTTTAAATGGGCAACGAAATTTGCCAAACGACCAATACAAAATACGTTAGCAAAAAAGTGGATTAAAAGCAAATGAAGTCATACAAACAGCATATAGCAGAAGCAGCAGATGCAAACCTGCACATGACTCATCTTGAGGACGCACTTCTCGATGGAGGTGTAAAAGGTACAAGAAACGTAATCAATTACATTCGCAATATACGTGATATGCTATCAGGTAATACAAGTGCACCAGTTAATTTAACAGTTAAGTGGGATGGCGCTCCTGCGATATTTGCTGGTACAGATCCTGCCGATGGTAAGTTCTTCGTAGCAAAGAAAGGAGTATTTAATAAAACTCCAAAGCTATACAAAACAGATAGTGAAATAGATAATGATCTGAGTGGTGAACTCAATAGCAAATTTAAAGTTGCTTTGAAAGAATTCGCCAAGCTCGGAATTGAAGGAGTAATACAAGGTGATTTCTTATATACGAACGACGATCTCAAGACGGAAGATATTGATGGAGAATCGTGTGTTACTTTCCATCCTAATACCATTGTTTACGCGGTACCTAAAGCATCAAGCCTCGGTAAGACAATCAACGGATCAAAGATCGGCGTGGTATGGCACACAACATACTCAGGATCAAGTCTTGAAACAATGTCTGCAAGTTTTGGTATGGCGATCTCAACAAAACTTAATAGTGTTAAAACGGTCTGGCACGTAGATGCAAGCTTTGAAGATAAGTCAGGAACAGCAACATTTACCAAGGCAGAGAACAAGGCATTAACTGCTCAACTATCAAAAGCAGGTACAATGTTTAGAACAATAGATGTTGCAGTCTTAAATGAACTTGGGACGAATAAAGAATTAAATCAAAAGGTTAATACTTTTATTAATACAAAGGTACGCGATGGTCAACGTATTGGTGCAGTTAAGCCGTTCGTAAAAGATCTACAAACTTACATACAAAAGTATTATCAGAATGAAGCAGATAAGCGTAAGACTCCTGCTGGTAAGAAAACACAAATGGATAAGGCAACCGCGGTACTAGGTATATTTGATAAAAAGAATACCAGGAAGCTTGAAGCTATATTTACTTTATATGATTTGTTAGTTGATATGAAATACATTATCATAGCAAAACTAAATACAGTAGGTGGTATTAAAACTCTACTTAAAACAACTAAAGGATTCGAAGTTACAGGTCAGGAAGGATTCGTTGCTATCGACCATTATGGGAAGAACGCGTTAAAGATCGTTGATCGTATGGGATTCAGTCTTGCTAACTTCTCAGACCAATATATTAAGGGTTGGCAGAAGTAATAGTTGACATTAGGTCCATAGTTTGTTATAATATATAATAATAAGGTTTGTAATGAATCAAATTGAAAAGGAAAGTGAAAATGGGTAGAATCAATGATAGAGGCCACAGTGGTGGTAACATTTGGAGATGGCAGACCATCGAAAAATATGTACGTAAGAACGGTTGGACTAAAGGCGCTGAACTTGGCGTATGGACCGGCGAAACATTTAAACATCTTGTTAAAACATGTCACAATCTACATCTTATCGGTGTTGACTTATATGCAGCTCAACCAGATCAAGAAGGTCCTGAACAATGGACACGTGGAGAAAATGGTCACGCATGGGATCATGACACGTACTATAATAACTTAGTACAATTCTGCCAAGCCTATCCTGGGCGTGCTGAAATTATCAAAGACTATACAACCGAAGCAGCAAAAGATGTTGCTGACGAATCATTAGACTTTGTCTTTATTGATGCAGATCACAGTTACATGGGTGTGATGCGTGATGTAGGTGCGTGGGCTCCTAAAGTAAAGAAAGGTGGTATGATTATTGGACATGATATACATTTTGAAACTGTTAAGACAGCAGTGATTGAATTGTATGGTGAAGATGGATATTCGGTTGAGGATGATTTCTTATGGTTCGTGGAAAAAACGTAACAGTAATAAACTTTTATGGTGGACCTGGGTCAGGTAAATCTACTGCAGCTGCAGGTCTATTTTATAAAATGAAACTCGCAGGTTACTCTGTTGAGTTAACAGATGAATTCGCAAAAGAATGTGTATGGGAAAATAATGTCCCAATGTTAGCAGATCAGTTATACGTTCTTGCCCATCAACATCGAAAGATATTACGATTAGCAGATAAAGTGGATTATGTTATAACAGATAGTCCTGTACTACTTAGTCCAATATATCGAGAGAAATACGGTGAAGCATTGTATTCTGATAATATTGATAAGATGGCATTAGAATGTTATAAACTGTATCCACGTAATATTAACTTTATGTTGACGAGACCTGAAAAAGGTTTTGACCAAAGTGGCAGAGCACAGGATCTTGAAGAAAGCCTTAACATTGATAAGGAAATTGAAGAACAGTTTGATACCTTAAATATTGGATACGTAAAATTAAATAATCATCTACAAAATGCCGAGGCTGCGTTTCAACATATAACGAATTCTTTACTATGATTGATATTAATATTGAAAGAAAAATAAAACATATTTGGATTGGCCCAAAGCCTGCTCCTCTTAAGTGGATGTATACTTGGCGGGATAAACATCCTGATTGGGAATACAGCGTTTTCACTGATGCAATGTTACGCAATCGTAAATGGTATAATCAACATCTAATTGAAGAATACTATAAACAGAAAGCATGGTGTGGTGTCTCTGATTTAATTCGATACGAACTATTATTTGAAGAAGGTGGTTTTATCGCCGAAGCAGATATGATTTGTTTAGAAAATTGCGATGAACTATTTACTAGTCCTAAAGATCATGCTTATACATGTTATGAAAATGAAAAAGGTCGACCTGATTTTGTTCAGCCTCTTTTTGCATGTAACCCTGGTAATCTATTAGTAAGAGACATACTTGATACTCTTCACGTATTACAGCCTGCACAATTACATCCACAACCGTTTATGTCAACTGGTAATTCTTTTCTATCGAAGTTTGTTCCTCGATATAGAAACAAGTTAACTATTTGGCCTTCCCATTATTTTATTCCTCAATTCTATATGAATGGTTCTCAGAGATATGATGGTCCTGAAAAGGTATACGCTGATCATCAATGGGGATCTACAGGAATGGGTTTTAACTGTACTGATTATTCTCAAGGAGTTTAAATGTACTTATCACACAAATACAAATTTTTATTTTTAAGAACTCCAAAAACTGCAAGTAGTAGTTTATCAGATTTCTTTATTAACAACATCGATGATCCTAGCGCAATATATACCGAAGTCGAGGATGCGAATATCCCAGGGACTTTAAGTGAAGATATTGTAGGCAAGTATAGACCTTACGCGTTCTATCATTTTACTATTTCTCAATTGATTGCTGAAGGTGTACTTACTTTAGAACAAGCAAAGGAATATAAAGTATTCTCAGTGTTAAGAGATCCAGTTGATAGAGCAAAGAGTTTCTATTATTTCTATAAAAAGTTTCGAGATGTTGGTACTCCACCAAGTATAGAACAATATAGAAATTGGTGTTATCCTGACTCCGCTGTATTTAATAACGATAATAACTCAGGTATTCAACAAATGACATTGAGTGTTCACAATAACGAATTACTTGGAGATTTTTGGTTATACGAAAATCTAAATAAGGAAGTAGCTCGTTTTATGGATTCCCTTGGATTACCTAACGCTGAATTACCACAACACAAAACTGGTCTACGAAAGAACGTACGTGAAGAAATACAATTTGAGCAAAAGGATCTACAAGCTATTAAGAATACATTTTCTGCTGATGTTGAAATGTATAGAAGACTTGTTAATCCACCTATTAAGTGGGAAAGGAATATACTTCAACTGCCATGAAAGCTTACATCTTAAAAATAGACACACCACTATCAAATGAGTATGCAAATGAGTGTGCTAATACTTGTGATGCAGTAGGATTAGAATGGGAATACTTTGAAGGCTGGTCTAATTGCACTGGTCGTATGGCTTGGTGTGAAACTGGTATATTAATGAAATACTATGAGCCGATGTTAGAGATAGACCATCCAACCGCTACTCAAAAAGCAAATGCATGTTCTGCAGGCCATGGAGCAATATGGAAGAAGATAGCAGAAGGCCCTGATAAGGTTGGTATTGTATTAGAACACGATGCCGTTATGTTCCATAATATTGATGAAGAGTTAATCCCAGAGATGACTATAGTTGCCCTTGGATATAAGTTAACTGAACCAAAGAAGTACGATCATGTTGCCGCAGGTCCACCATCACAAATTGTAAACATAGTCGGACACGAAGGTGCCCACGCTTATGCTATGACAAAGAAGACTGCTAAATATTTAATAACAGAGATTGAAGAGAAAGGTACGATGGGTGCAGTAGATAACGCATATTTTATCCCAGGGCAAAGAAGAACAAAGGTACCGTTAGCAATAGCAAGCCCCACCCCCGCGATGGGCTATCTAAGAGAATCAACGATCTGGAAGTCGTCTGCCGCTAAGAACTGTGAATTTATCGAGTCATTCAATAATTATTATAAATAAAACATATAAGCAAACTAAAATCAGGAATTAATGCATGAATCCTTTATACGAAAAAGATTCCACGTCTATGGGGCAGAACTCTATTGATGATTATACAGATGGTGCTGGAGATAAAGACAAAGATGCCACTAACAAAGACATCAAGAAAAGGACTGATACTAAAGACGACCAGACTAATACGAAAGGTATTATCAAAAAGAAGCAGAAAGTAAATTTTGATGCTGAAAAGTATATTGATACTGAACCTCGTCTTTCAGAAGCTACAGAGAAGAAAGCAGTCATTACGTTTGGCAGAATGAATCCTCCAACTGTTGGGCATGAAAAATTGCTAAACAAAATGATTCAGGTTTCTATGTCAGTAAAAGGTACTCCATTAGTTTATCTTTCGAAAACTCAAGATGCTAAAAAGAATCCGTTATCGTATAATGATAAGATCAAGTTTGCGCAAGGAATGTTTGGCAAGAAGTATATTGTTAACTCAACCTCAAAAACTATCATTGAAGTAGCAAAGGAATTACAGAAAGAATATTCTGATCTTGTTCTTGTTGTTGGTTCAGATCGAGTTAAAGAATTCGATACTCTACTAAACAAATATAACGGTAAAGATTATACGTTTAATAGTATTGAAGTTGTATCAGCTGGTGAAAGAGATCCTGATTCTGACGGTGTTGACGGTATGTCTGCAAGCAAAATGAGATCTTTAGCAGTCGATGGTGATTTTGACGAATTCGTTAAAGGTGTTCCAACTACAAACAAAGCAGTCGCCAAATCTTTATATACAGCAGTTCGTAAAGGACTCGGTATTAGAGAAGCAATGAATAATGCAGTTGATAGATTCATGGCAGAAAGAGTTAAATCCGGTAAGGTAGATCCTTTATCTGCGATGGGCAAGCAAAAGTTAACTGGTGCTGAAGTATCAGATTATTATAAAAAGAATCCTACGGCAAAGGCAGCAGCTTCTAGAGATAAGAACGTTAAGTTAGGTATTGAACTTGCGTTAGATCTTTCAGGTAATATGAATTACGCAGTTAAAGAAGTAGATAAGTTAAAGAAGAATCTATCCAAACATCCTGAAGTTCAAAAAGCTTTACGCCACGCAAACGAATCTGTTAATCCTACCTTATATAAAGCTGCTACTTTTCAAGAAAGATTAAAACTTGAAGACGAAGAAAAGAAATCAAAGCAGCAGAAACAACAGCCTGGGTATTATAAAGATATGGCAGGTTCTACTGCAGATAAGCGTCAAGCTCAGTTCAATAAACAATCTGATATGAATGATGATGATCCTAAGGCATATAAGCCTGCTCCTGGAGATGCATCTGCTGAAACTAAACCATCTAAGCATTCAAACAAGTTCAAGAAAATGTTTGGCGAAGCTAAGACTAATTTAGAACGAGCTGGTTTAAAAAGACCTCATCAATTGTTAAGACAGGATAACACTGTTAATTACGACTATAGATTCAAAATGTATAGAGCCGTTAAAGAATACGAAGCAATTGAAAAGCAAAGAGCAGATATCAGTCAACACGTTACTGAACAAAGAATCAGTGAAATAGAAACAATAATGGAACAAACTGAGTTCGTTAACGAAGCAAGTAATCCTGAGAAATCTTTAAAGAAAAAGGCTGCGGCATCAGGAATGCCTTACGGAATATTAAAGAAAGTATTTGATAGAGGTGTAGCTGCTTGGAGAACAGGTCATAGGCCTGGGACTACTCCAGTACAATGGGGATTAGCAAGAGTTAATAGTTTTGCTACTAAATCATCAGGTACTTGGGGAAAGGCAGATAAAGATTTAGCAGACAAAGTTAATGGATAAATATATTAAAGAGGTTGGTGGTGCAGGCGATTGGGGAACCGATAAAGCCACTACTAAATTTAAAGACGATACCCCAGGGCAACAAACAAAACGGAAGAGGAATATGAAAAGTTTTAGAAGCGTATTAGAAAAAGTAGCAGTAAAAGAGGCTATGGAAATGTGGACTGTAACAGTTCAAAAACCCATGAATAAACTCAAGAAAGGCGACAAGCAAACCGTTAAGGCTCGTTCTGCGTTTGAAGCTGTTAATAAAGCAATGAAACTGTGGAAAGATCCCAGTCTTAAAGCTGCACCAGCTAATGCGTTTAAGATCACTAAAGAAGATGTTGCAGCTCCTGCCGAGATCGAAGAATCTGATTTAGCTGAGTTCGGTAGTCGTAATATGTCAGCCGCTCAAAAAGCTAACCTACGCCGTAGTATCAAGAACAAGCAGAAAGAAGAAGTGGATCTTGATGAAGTAATCGAACGTCACATCGAGGAAGGATTCTCTCAGCGAGAAATCAAAATGGCAATTGGCATTGCATCAGATAAGCGATATGCTGGTGTTAACATGACAGGTGCTACTAAAGCTATTGAGAAGCTGAAGAAGGGTCTATCTTCACAGCCACAAGTTATGGCTGTACTTAAGAGACAGAATGAAGAAGTAGTTGCTGAAACACCAGAGAGAATGAAATCCTTTAGCCATTATAACAAGGTTTAATATACAATGAAATCTTATAGCACCTTCGTCACTGAAAAGTGTTGGGACGGATATAAACAAGTTGGAATGAAAAAGAAGAACGGTAAAGACGTTCCAAATTGTGTACCGGAATCCAAGGAGCTTGAAGAATTGAACACGAATCAATTAATTAAGAAGTTAGCTGCTGATACAATATTCAAAAAGAAATATACTGCGGCTGTTGCCAAAGTAAAAGAAATCATGTTTAAACACGGACCTAAGCCAAGACATGGTAAAGAATACTACTCAGGCAAGATTGCTCAACAATTTGGATTAGATCCACACGTTTTAGCATTGCTTGTTGATGAACAGTTATCAGAAGGTTCAGAATCATGGGATGACGGCTATGAACGTCGCGTTGTTAAAACAACAAAGCCAGAACATAAGGCTGATGGCTACGAATGGCGTATCAAAGGCAAAGATAAAGACAACCTATCAATTAAACTATACAAAACTAAACCCGACCAAGCAGAATTTGAAAAACAAATGAAGCGAGTCGCGGGCCACGAATTCGGAGGATAACGTGAAAGACAGACAAATAGACGCAGAGATCAAGAAAGGCATTGACGCTCGCACGAAAGAATTTAAAGAAAAGATTACTAAGCTAGCCTATGAGCGAATCAAAAAGCAATTGTCTCCAGCCTTAGAACCATTAAAAGGCTATCCGCATAACGAAAGTATGCTCGACGAATCCGTTAACGAAGCAAAAAAATTAGGCAGCCGAGTAAAAATTACTAAAGGTCGCTTTGCTGGAAAATCAGGCATCATTAGACAAATGGACAATGGCAGGTTTAAAGGCGATGCTAAGTCCTTCGATATTGATTTAGATGATGGTAAGGAAGCCAACGGAGTGACTGGAAAGGATATCAAAATAGTTAAAGAATCGGCAGGCGATGCTGTTCAAGGTTTAAATGATCTTGGTAACAAAATGAAAGGCCGAGATCAGAAAGACATAAGACGTATCGAAAAGCTATATAGATCTGGTAATAGTAAAGTATTCCAAGGTGCTATAAGAGCATTGGATACAGACCTTAGAGATCAGGTTAAGGATATTTTTGATGCATTAGGTATGGTTAAGAATGGTGTTATTGAATCGGTTGATCTTGACGAAGGCAAAATGAAGCGTAATCCACTTATCGACAACAACCCAGATGTTAAAGCTGCTCGTAAAGCTCATGCTGATGGTACTTGGGATGGCAACGTAGATAAAGAAGGCGAAGCTATTGTACATATCAAAGGTAAGCCATATACAGTAACTAATAAATTCGAATCAGTTGACGAAGGTACTTTACCACCTGCTCTTCAAGCCTATCAAGATAAAAAGAATGGTAAGAAGAAGAAAGATGATAAAGACGAAGATGTTAAGGAACATACTATATCTATAGATGAACAGATCATCGAAGCTCTTAAAGCTGGCAAAGGAAAAGGCGTTGCCGATATTGATTACGTAGGTGATCCAAAATTAACTAAGAAAATCGAAAAGATGTTCAAAGTTAAGATCAAGCAAACAGGTACAACTACTGCTGATGTTACTGGAGAGAAAAAAAATATTCTAACGTTTTTACAGAAACATTACTATTACGATAATCTAGACGTTATGGAGCTACATCCTGAGATCGTTGAAGCAAATGAATCTACTCAGATGAAGAAAGTATCTGATATGTCTGAGAGAGCAATGACTCTAAAGCAAATCGCCCAAAAGTATAAAGGCGAGATTAGCAAATCTCAGAAATCTGGTAATCCTGATCTGTATTTGAAGAAAGCAGAAAAAGAGCTAGTTGCTTGGGCAATGGACAATAACGAAATCAGTGGCAAAGATTCTGACGAAGAAGATGATTGGTTAGCTAACGTTGTTTCTGATAAGAAGCAATTTGACGCGTTACTTAAATTCTCAAGAACATAAGCTGAAATAATTATTATGAAATCGATGTCGGAATATAACCGGTCTCCACTCCTTGAAGAAGCAGAAGCATTATCGTATGATGAGCTTCATATTGTTGTATTAGGAACTGGAGATGGTGATGGAACATTCGCTGATATAGTTGAAGAAGTTTCAGTTAAAAGAAACATTAAGTATAATTTCGTCGATGTTACGAACGCATGGATTACTAACTCTGATATTGATATTGGAACAGTAAAGGTTCGTAATGTTGACGGAAAGAACACTGACATCGATGTTTCTATACATAACTCAATTGTATTTGTTAGAGCAGGAGCTATTGGAACCCTTACCTCCCAGGCGTTCATCTCCTCCTTACAAGACATTGGGTTTTTGCTAGTTAACGATTTAGATTCTATGTTAGTCTGCGATAATAAAATGTCTAACGCATTGTTATTAGGTAGAAACAATATACCAATTCCAAGAACCTCATCTGTACCTAACGAAGCTTCTATTGAAGATGCTCATAATAAGGTAGGAGGAAAGTTTCCTGTTATTATTAAAACACTAAAAGGAACTCAAGGTGTTGGTGTAATGAAGATTGATAGTATGTCTTCGTTAACTGGTGTATGTCAAAGTTTGTGGAAATACAATGCCGATCTACTAATTCAAGAATTCTTTGAAATGAAATCTGATATCCGTACTTTAGTTGTTGGCGGTAAAATATTAGCAGCAGCCGAACGTATACAAGCACCAGACAATAAAGATTTTAGAAACAATGTACACCAAGGTGCAACAACTGAACCTTATAGTTTAAGTAAGAAAGAGATTGCTGTTATTAAGGCAGCTGCTCGAGCAACGGGTGCTGTATATTGTGGAGTGGATCATTTTGTTGATAAGAAAGGTAATCCTTATATTATCGAAGTAAACGGTTCTCCAGGTATTCGTTCACACTTTGAAGGATATGATCCTTGGACTGAGGAAGCTCAAGGTAAAGTATCTGATAAGGATGTAATAGAAAGTATTATACAATTCTTTTCTAAAGATGTCAATAGAAGACCTATATTTAGACAAGAAGCAGGATATCTCGAAACGATTATATTTACAGGAATGGAAAAGAATCCAGTTCGTGCTAAATTTGATACAGGTAACAGTGCAAAGGCAAGTATGTTACACGTTGATAAATTAGAAGTAAAAGGTAAAAAGGTATTTTGGGAAAAGAACGGACACAAGTTTGAAGGCAAGGTGTTATATATCTCAAGACCAACTCGAGGTCAGAAAGCCTTTGATGAAAGACCTGTTATAGAACATGAAATATATTTTAACAATAAGAAACATATTGCAGAGATTGCATTATCATTAAAAGATACTGCCTCAGAGATGTTAGTGAATCGCAAACTAATGACAAAGTTCAAAGTAGCGGTTAATCCTAACAGAAGATTTATACTGAGTAATAAAACAGAACGTAACGATAAGAGTGATCACTAATGGAAAGATATAATAATTGGCTTGAAGCTAACAGAATTACTAAACGCCTTAAAACGCGTGGTGTTGACTTAGATAAAAGAGCTAAGGATAGAAAGGCTGAATACGACAGATTAAAGAAGCAGTATGCTAAAGAAGATTCTGCTTTAGAAGAAGCTGGAATAAAGAAAGGATCTGAAGTTAAATTCAAACCAAAGTTTGCCGAATCACCAGCAGAAGCAAAGCTTGTTTTTATTGTAATGGATCTGCGTGGTCCTCGAGTTCTAATTGCCCCAAAAGTATGGAAGAGTGGTATTGCACCAACTGAGTCCGTTCCAATGAATACTATAGAGTTAGCTAAATGAAAACATTTAAATCTTGGGAAACAGATAAGTTTGGTTTATACGAAGGTGTAACAGTTCCTTTAGAACAACCAATGATTGAAGCAGAAGAACCAGAGTTGAATAAACCAAAAAGGTCAAGTGGAAATAAAAAGTATGTTGTTTACGTTAGGAACCCTGATACCGGAAATATTAAAAAGATTGAGTTCGGCGACGAAAAAGGTGGTCTTACGTCTAAAATCAATGATAGAGAAGCTGCAAAGAACTTTGCTTCCAGACACAATTGTGATACTAAATCAGATAAACAGTCTGCAGGATATTGGGCATGCAGACTTCCAAAGTATGCTGCTGAATTGGGACTCAAAGGTGGCGGTTCGTATTTCTGGTAAACCATATACTGATGATGGCGAGATAAGAACATTTGACGTAGAACAGAAACAAGAAGAATATGTTTGGCATAGAGATAGAGAAGACCGACATATTGAAGTAATAGAAGGCGCAGGGTGGAGATTTCAACCACAAGACTGTTTGCCATTCTTATTACAGGCTGGTTTAGAGTTTGATATTAAAAAGAACGAATACCACAGATTAATCAAAGGCGAATCTAATTTAAAGATTAAGATAACCAGATTGTTATAAATAAACATAGAGACTAAATAAAAAACATTTTTGTGGAGAACAAGATGAACTGGAAAGTAATAATAGAAAGTAAGATTGAAGCTCAAGTAATGAGTCGTTTAAAAAACGAAGAAGACTCCGAGTATCAGAAATTCTTTCAGACAGTATTAAAGAAATTTAAAGTTGATTCACCAGCTGAGCTTGACGATGAAGGAAAGAAGAAATTCTTTGACTATATCGATGCAAACTGGGAAGGTGAGGACGAAAAAGCCGAAGATACATCTGACGGCAAATAAATTAAAAGCCTCTTATCAAGGGGAATTTAAAGGTATATTATAGGAGTAAATTATGAATATATACAAATGGATTAAAAACCTTTTCGCTGGTGCGGTAACTGAGGAATATATGGGTGTACCCGTAGTTCCAACAAAACCTGCTAAAAAGATCAGCAAAGCTGCGTTAAGTAAACTAACAAAGACTCAGCTTGAAGTGAAAGGCCGTGAATTAGGAATTGAGCTTGATAAAAGGCAAAAGAAAGCAGATTTAGTAGATCAGCTTTTTAAAACAATAAAATAAATTCAGGAGAATTAAAATGGCACAATGGGGAAAAACGGATCACGCGGACTCAGTTCCATCGTTTCTATCAGCGGACGCTGCACAAACTAACAAATCTAACGACGCGGATAATGCTGTGTTTGTCGATTTGACAGAAGCTGCACAGGCTGCTAACAGAGCGAAAGGATTGAAGACTCCGGGTTGGAATCTTTATAACACGTATCAAACGCAAAATGGCGATACTCGTCACATTACTGAAGCATTAGTTCCTATGAAGGTAACTGCTGCACTCGCTGGTGATCAAGCTGATGATGCAATCGTATTGGATAGAACTATTACAATAGCAACTCAGCCTCTACAATCTGCTGCTACCGTTGATATTGCTGGATCTGCTGCAATGACCTTGGTTGTCGCTGCTGCTGCCGTACCTGCTCAAGCAGTTACATTCCAATGGCAATATAAAGTAGGTGCTGCTGCATACGTTAACGTAGCATTGGCT